GAGATTTTCTCTAAGCGTCAGAAGCGCACCGACAAGTATCAGTCAATTATTGACTGGACACAAGAACATCTCTTTGAGCAGATAACTGCAAACACCATCATGGAGATTGGTGAGATTTCATATCCGACAGCACTCAAGTTCATCGGAGACCGACCTGACATCTTCCGCAAACTAAAGCGTGGACTTTACGAACTTCGTGACCCGAAGGCTGACCGAAAAGCAGTTTGACGATTGACTCTCTTCCCGTGTAGGATTCACGCAACACGGGGAGAGCAATGCCAGAGATTACTTTTGATGCTGAAAAAGGTGCGTGTCGGGACTACCCCACAGATTGGTGGTATCCAGACAAAAGCGTTACAGCAATCAGAAACGGACGAACCGCAGTAAAGATTTGCAACCAATGCGAAGTTCGGAATGCGTGTTTGATGTATTCATTGCCGAATGAAACTCATGGAATATGGGGCGGATTACGAGAATCCGAAAGAGAACTCGAACGCCGACGCAGAAACATTCATTTAACTGCCGAAGCACTTTCATCTATTAGCAACTCAACAAGGCGTGTATCACGCCGATTAGACAAAGAACGGGACTCCGTATGAGCCAACTGAATATTAGCGATGGCTTTGTCCGTCTGGACGCATCAATGGCTGACGACGCATCAGTTATTAATTCCGCACGAGTAAGTTTTGCAAAACAAAGCGAACTTCACAACGAATTAACTGGCGCAGACAAAGGGCTTATTAAGTTTTTAATGCGTGAACATCATGGAACTCCGTTTGAGCATAACGCGTTTCGTTTTCATGTCAAGTGTCCAGTGTTTGTTGCACGAGAATGGTTCCGTCATCGCATCGGTTCTTTTAATGAGTTCTCTGCACGGTACTCAGAAGTCCCGAATGAATTCTTCACCCCAGACGAGTCAGCAATCCGCACTCAGGTTGGCAAGCCAGGGGCATACACATTTGAGCCTGTTAATGAAACATTGGCAAAAAGCACAGTCGAGATGATTGCTTCAGTTAATGAAAAAGCATATGAAACATACGCACATCTTGTTCAGTCAGGTGTAGCGAAGGAAGTTGCACGCATGGTTCTTCCTGTCTCTATGTACACACAGTTTTATTGGACAGTAAACGCACGGTCTTTGATGAACTTTCTCGCTTTACGCACCGACCCGAACGCACAGCGTGAAATTCGTGAGTTCGCAGACGCAGTAGAAAAGTTGTTCGCTGAACAAATGCCAGAAACTTGGAAAGCATGGGTGGAGTTCGGTAAGGTCTGCCCATGACCTACGCATCGCCACAGATTGCTGAATTCCTCTCCAAACTGGAAGGCGTAAAGAAAAGCGGGACTAACTGGTATGCCAGATGCCCGTGTCGCAACGACGACATGAACCCGTCGCTCAGCATCGGTCAAGGCAATGATGGTCGTGTTCTTGCAACTTGCCATCGAGGTGGCGGTTGTTCGCTTGATGAAATTTGCGATGCGATGAAAATAAAGAAGCAGGATTTGTTCCCTAAAAAGGACGAAGAACCTGCAAAAGTGAAAGTTACCTCAGAGAAGTTGTCTAAAAGTTTATCTCTAATCGCAACATATGATTACCGAGATGCTCTTGGCGAACTCTTGTTCCAGAAGCAACGCTTTGTTGATGAAAACGGGAAGAAAACTTTCCGTCAGCGCAAACCTGATGGTAACGGCGGCTGGTCGTACCAGTTGGGAGAAGTCCCGCGTGTTCTTTACCGACTCCCGCAGATTGCGAATGCTGTTGCGAACAACGAAATAATCTGGGTTGTTGAGGGCGAAAAAGATGCTGACACACTTGTTGATGCTGGCTACCATGCAACGACAATGCCGAATGGCGCTGGAACTTGGACTGAAATGCATACCGAAACATTGTCGGGTGCGAATGTTGTGATTTGTTCAGACAATGATGAACCTGGTCGCAAGCACGCACTTGATGTTTCTAAAAACTTGACAGATGCTGGCTGTCATGTTACACTTGTAATACCGCCAAAGGGATACAAAGATGTTACAGATTTGTACGAAGATGGCAAGTCAGTCACCGACCTTGACTCATTCACAGATTCAGTAGAAGAACACATTCCTGCTGAACCCGAGGAACTGGAAGATGTTCCCGAAGAAGAACCCGAAGAATCGTCCCACATGGATGAACTTCTGTCTGGACTCACTAAACTCCTACATCGTGACGACCTCTCTGAAGAGTCCCGCATCAATCGCGCTGGCATCCTGCTCAACTCATTCACCCGTGGGGCGGCAACCGACATCGGGCGGCTTGTTCACTGGGAAGATTTCTTGGAAGAAGCAGATGACGACTCGTATGAGTGGGTAATCCCAGGTGTTATTGAGAAGCAAGAGCGAGTTATTGTTGTTGCAGCCGAAGGTGTTGGCAAAACTATGCTGGCACGACAAGTTGCTATTTGTGCAAGCGCTGGCATCAACCCGTTCACCATGTCAAAGATGGAACCTGTTCGTACATTGACTGTTGACTTGGAGAACCCTGAACGCATCATCCGTCGCACCTCACGCAACATCATGAATGCAGCCAAGCGATTGGGACATTCATCTACTGTCCACGCTGAATTGCTCATCAAACCTGCTGGTTTAGATTTACTGAAAATGTCTGACCGTGCTGTGTTGGAGAAGGCTATTGAGGAATCAAAACCTCAGTTGCTTGTGATGGGACCTTTGTACAAAGCATTCGTAGACCCAGGCGGACGGACCTCTGAGTCTATTGCGATTGAGGTTGCGAAGTATCTGGATGGATTGCGGGACACCTACGGCTGCGCCATGTGGCTTGAGCATCACGCTCCACTCGGCTCGTCAATGGGTTCCAGGGATTTGCGTCCGTTCGGTTCAGCAGTTTGGTCTCGCTGGCCCGAGTTCGGTCTATCATTGACGCCAGACCCAACATCAACTGAGGGTTTTGTCTACAATGTTTCACATTTCCGTGGCGCACGAGATAGGCGAAAGTTCCCAACAAAGATGCGTAGAGGAAAAGTTTTCCCATTTGAGGTCTTGGAGTTCATGAAGGTAGACGAATGAGCAACTCAAACCAAGGGCTAACGCGAGAGTTCCTCGCTGACCGAGACCTGCGTATCTTTAAGATGCGACAGGCGGGAGTCCCGAACAATGAAATCGCCCGTCGTTTCGGGATGACAACCGCCGCTGTTGGAACCGCCGTGCGTCGCCAACTGCAGCGTATGAACTCAGAAGCATTGATGGCGTATCCAGAAGTTCTTCGCATGGAACTCGAACGCCTTGATGCGCTTCAGCAATCAATTTGGCCTCTGACGCAGCATCGTAAAGTGCGGATGGACGATGGGACTGAGGTAACTGTGGAACCTGACATGAAGGCTGTGCAAACCGCATTGTCAATCATGGACAGGCGCTCCAAGTTGCTGGGTATGGAGCAGACCAACATCAATGTTCAGATGGATGTTGCTGGCGCTGATGAGCCGATTCGTGCAACATTGGCTGGCTCAAACAATAAAGCAATCGCTGCTAATGCGTTTAATCCAGAAGAAGAAGTCAAGAAGTTGCTGGAAATCATGGGCAACTCTGGTGTGCTGCCGCCAGCAACAATCAATCAACTTCTCGGGACTGCGCCGCAACTGGACAAAACTGGGGTAGAGTCAGACATCGTAGACGCAGAGGTGGTAGAACCAGATGAATGACGAAGATTTCGTAGAAGAAGACAACTTGGAGATGGCAATGGACGATGTTGCGAAAAGCATTCGTCCTACCCGCAAGCCAAAGACTGGTGCATCCGAGGGAGAAACTGCTGGTAAGCAGGTACTTTTGCGTGCAACAGAGTTGGACCACATGCGTTGGAAAGCAGCCGCCGAGAAGCGTGGCATTTCTATGGCTGAGTTTATTCGAGATGCAGTAAACCTTGCTGTCAAAGATGTTCTTGACTGCCCGCATCCATCAAACATGAAGCGTTTCTACCCGTGGGCTACAACCTGCTTGCAGTGCGGCGAGAAGTGGATTCACGACAAGAAGAAGCCCCGCGCTGAACGAGGCGGATGAAGCATCGCTCTAAGAAGAAGGATGCGGAGTACAAACTTCGTCGTCCGCTTGTCGCTCGTCTTCTGGCTCAACGCCCCTATTGCGAGGCTTGCCTAATTTTTGCTGAGCACGATGGTCTTATAACCTATGTGCGTAATCTCTCTGTCGATGTCCACGAACTTGTGCGTCGTTCACAGGGAGGGTCTATCTTAGATGAGGACAATCTTATGTGTGTATGCCGAGACTGTCATCGCCGTATCGGGAACTACCCGCAACTTGCGTTTGATTTAGGTTTAGCCAAGCACGCATGGGACGAATAATGAAACTCGTTGGGCTTGATTTGTCCCTAACATCTTCAGGTGTGTCTGTTGCTGGTTCTACCCGTGTCGTTTCTTCTAAAAAGAAGGGCGTGGAACGGCTTGCTGATTTACGAAGTCAGTTTACTGAAATCTTTTTGGATTGTCAAGTTACCCATGCGGTCATCGAAGGTTACTCGTTTGGGTCCAGAAACTCTCAGGCTCACAGCATCGGTGAACTCGGAGGAGTTGTTCGTGTGCTGCTGTTTGACATGGGTATCCCGTTCGTAGAAGTCCCGCCAACTTCACGCGCTAAGTTTGCGACGGGCCGAGGAAACGCATCAAAAGGTGAAGTTATTTCTGCAATCTCCGCCAAGACTGGACGCATCTTTGCTGGTGCTGGCGGGAATGATGAATGTGACGCTTGGGTTTTGGAGCAGATGGCTCTTACTAAACTTGGTTTTACTGAGTTCACATGGACAAAAGAACAAATCACAGCACTTGACAAAGTGGACTGGTCTGCGCTAGAAAGATAGCCGTGAATAAAAGAAATGCACCCATCTCACAGGTGGAAGTCGAATCAGAGATTATGCGACTGATGGAACTGTTAGAAGAACACACTGAAGCGTTTGAGCAACTCGCAGAGGACTCAGCCAAGAAGGAAGCCTTGTACAAGTCAAACTGGGCTAAGGAGTACCTATCTGCTAAGGGGTCTATCCGTGAGCGAGAAGCATGGGCTGACTACAAACTATCAGATGAGTCGTATGACTACAAAATTTCAGAAGCACTCGTGAAAGCAAAGCGAGAGAAACTAATCTCTTTGCGTACATCCATTGATGCACTCCGCACACTGAATGCGAATGTCAGAACCCAGATTGGACACCACTAATGAGTCACAAAATCCATTCATCCATTGAGCATCTAGCAGCCCCGCTAGATAGTCTTCGCACTCTGGTCGGCAATCCCCGTATCGGCAACATTGATGCCATCTGCGCCTCCTACGACGAGTTTGGACAAGTTAAACCAATCGTTGTTCGCCCGAACGATGATGGGACAATGACTGTTATTGCAGGAAACCACCAGTTCCAAGCGGCTCAACGACTTGGTTGGTCACACATCGCTGTTGTTCCAATGGATGTTGATGATGCCCGTGCAATGGCTTTCGCAATCGCTGATAACCGCACAAACGAGTTGGGTCACACTGATGACTCACTGCTTGCTGACGCACTCGGAACAATCATTGATGACTACGGCGACCTGCTGGAAGAGTTGCAATGGGACGAGTTTGAGTTAGCAATGCTCGATTTGTCCACTGAAACAAGCGCACTTGCAACACCTGGAGTTTACGAGCAGCCAATCATTCAACTCCTGGATGACGAAGCACCCGTGCGTCCGCCATCGCTTCCTTCGCAGTCAAACTCTGCTCCTATTACAACGCGGGACTCCGAGGGCGAGGTTCGTCTTGAGGCTCCGAAAGACTCTGACACGAAATCACTCGTGACTCAGGGGTCTACATCTGGTGGGATGAGCGGTTCGTCCAAAGCGGTCGTTCAGTACTCACTTGTGTTTGATTCGCCTGAACAGCAACGCCGTTGGTACGACTTTCTTCGCTGGTTGCGTTCCGATGCGGGTATCGCTGGCGACACCACACCATCTAAACTGATTGATTTTCTAGAGTCTCACGCAGACTTCTAGAACAACTCCGCTATTTCTTGCGGAACCAAGCGAGCATCTTCTTGCGGATGCGTGCGGTTTTCACATCGTTCATGCGAATGAGTGATGAAACTTCTTCAGCGATGTCCTTGGCTTCTTCAATCTTGTCCTCAACGAACTCAATCTTCTCTTGGATTTCAGGAGTTGTGATGACTGCCTCTACCACTGCATCAACAAGTGTTGCGCTGGTGTCGGGACTTGTCTTCAACTTCTTGGTTGTTTCACCCTTGGTTGCTGGCTTCTTCTTCGGCGCAGCCTTCTTCTTGGGCGCAGACTTCTTAGCAGTTGTCTTTTTTGCGACCTGCTTCTTCGCTGCTGTTTTCTTTGCTGGTTGTTTTTTTGTTGCCATGAGTCTCACCTTAGTCCGATGTTTCTTGAGATTTCTACACTATCAGCAGTTATTTCTCTAGTAGCGTACAGTTTCATGGATTTCTACCCCGAAACACTTGACAAGGTTGCACTCGCTGTCGAGAGTTCTAAAATAGCAAAGTCGCTCATCGTCCAACAAGAGGGAATCGGTGAGGATTTGTCGTTCAGCCTGATGGCTTGGTGCGACGACGAACTGGTTGCTGTTGCTCAGTTGTCGGGGCTTCTGATGGCTGACCATGATGAGCGGTATGGGCTGATGGTTCAGGCGGCTTGCATCCTCCGTCAAGGTTGGGATGCGACTGCTTTCACGATGGTTG